ATAAATGGAATAAATTTGTTTCTTACTTTGTGGATTAACCTTTTGAACATAGTTTACTACATCTATGTAATCCATATTCATAGATACATATCTATGTATCATGTAAGAATTCCATTTATCCCATGAATCTTGCGAAATTTCTTCAGGAGGAGTTTTATAGAGAGTTATCTCATTCAACCACTCGAAGAGGGTTGTCACCTGCTTCATCTCTTAGCTCTTTTGGTAGTGTATCTTGTAATACTTCGCCAGTTTCTGGGTTATAAAAAACTGGGATTGGCATTAGCATATCCTCAGGAGTACCTGCTACAAATTTAGAGACTTTTCTAATAACGAACCCTTGAGCCCATACTTTTCCGTTTTTGTGTTCTACCGACTCTGTGTTTTTAAGGTCGATGTTTGGCATTTGTTGTTGATCCATGACTATTTGTTTTGTTTATAATCTAAATAAAATCCAATCGCTACTAAAATATTCATACCTACACTAGCGATTATTTCGTGTATGTCTTGATATACATTTAAACTTAAATGAACGTGTCCTATCATCCAGAAAGGTATTGCCATATTTTGGCTAATCCAAATTATAAGGAATATTAAGAACTTTTTCATTTTTTAGTACAAATTGGGTGGTGGTAATCTTTTGTTGTTGACGCCCAATAATCCAATCCTTCAGGAATATCAGTTTCAATCCTTTGATGTTGAAAAGTTATATCTAAATTTTGGCTAATAATATCTGAATGTCTTTCTAAGATATAAAAATCAGGTTCAACTCTGTATCTTGGAGATTGATCGGGATTATTAAAGAAACAGAATCTACCTCCTTTTTTTAGGATATTATGAGCATTAGCATCAAAATCAGATTGATCATCATCCCACGTATCAAAATAAATCCCATCAAATTTAGGTAAATGGTAAATTACTTCTTGCCAAGGTTTAAAAATACACCTAACGTGTGGTTTTTGTAACCAACCATCAGCAATCATTTTTCTTTGAACATCAGGGTGACCTTCGATAATCCAATGTGTTTTTGGTTTATGTTCTTCAATATACGAATCAACAATACCCATTCCAAATCCTACATTAAGGACATCTCCTTGGTTATGAGATACAATAGCAGCAGCATCTCTCATAATTTCACGTTCCCATTCCATCATGATATCATCGGCATATCCATTACTATCTAAAATAACTTCATCTTGAATATCAATTTTTCTATTAAAATAGGCTTGTTGATGATCTGGTATGTATGATGTTTTATGCATATTATTTTAGTTCAATTAATTTCTGTATGAGTGCCATGCAGTTGATTTCTTTATCAATACGGAAGTTGGATTGGTAACTATATTCGTTGATATAAATTGCAACCATTCCTTCACGACCACTTGCATATACATTAGCGTTATCATAAAGATAACGATAAAGCTCTTCAAAATCGCTAACGTTTGCGTTAGCAATAATTTGGCGAATTTCACGCCATTTAGGTTTAGCATTACTTAATTCTTTTAGTATTGATGTCATATAATTAGAAGACACTAATACTGATTTATCTATAACCAATTTTTGGTCTTGAGTCGATAGTTGAATTGTATTAAGACATTTACGTAGATCTGGGTAGTATTGGTTTACAATAGTTTTAATATCTTCCACATCATAAGAAATAGCTTCATGAGCCATAACTTTAGCTAAATGTACTGCTACTTCCTTTTTACTAGGAGGGATAATTTTCAGTACTTGACAACGTGACTGAAGTGGGTCAATAATACGCTCAACATAATTACACGTCATAATAAAACGTGTAGTGCGTGAGAATGTCTCGATTACATTTCTAAGAGAAGCTTGCGCCTGAATCGTAAGAAAATCTGCCTCATCAAGGATAACCACTTTGAGTGACTTGAATGAAGCTGTTGAAGCAAACCCTGATACTTTGTCTCTAATAGTCTCGATACCCCTTTCATCACTTGCGTTGATATAAAGGTAATCACAATCAAGATTATTAACAATGAGTTTAGCCAGAGTCGTCTTACCTGTACCAGCGGGGCCATAGAAAATAAGGTTTTGAATATCATTTTGACCGAGGTATTGCTCAATGGTCTTTTTGATGTGTTCATTTCCAACATAACTATTTAAATCTTTAGAACGATACTTTTCAACTAGTAATGTATGGTCTTTAGTAGTCACCATATATATTAAATTTCTTAGGTGGTTCAGGTTTTATTTCTACCTCTTCAGTACGTATAACATACAATTTCCCTGCTAGAGGGGCAAGCTTAAATTCAGCTTTTTCACCTGTTTTAGCGAACCATGCTTCTAGAGCTTCAGTAATAGAATTATGAATAGTTTTACTACCAACTAGAGTCCACCTGTCTCCAGGTGGTACTCTGTTAGCTATTACTTCGTAATATTCTTCTACTTTCTTTTCCATTACATCATGCCTCCCATCATTCCAGCCATAGGATCTACTTCATCCTTGCTATCTGGGTCTTCTACAACAACACATTCTGTGAGTAAGATTGTACCTGCTACTGAAGCAGCGCTTTCAAGTGCTGTACGAGTTACTTTAGCTGGATCGATAATACCTGCTTCTTTCATGTTTACAACCTCTTCAGTTTTAAGATTATAACCTGCCCAAATATCATCACCTGAATCTACTAGTTGGTATTTACCAATCATTTGGGCATCAGTTGATGAATAACCAGCATTAGTAAGAATTTGTTCAAATGGTTTACCACAAGCTTGATGTACAATACGAGCACCAATATTATCTTCCCCATCTGCAAATAAAATGTTACCACGAGCATAAAGCAAAGCAGCTCCACCACCAGGTACAATACCTTCCTCGATAGCAGCTTTTGTAGCTTGGAGAGCATCATCTACTCTATCTTTTTTCTCTTTCATTTCAGTTTCGGAGTTTCCACCTACGTGGACAATTGCTACTCCTCCGACGAATTTCGAGAGCCTTTCTTGAAGCTTTTCAACTTCGAACGGCGTTGTTGCTTGTTCGATTTGTTGCTGTAATTCTTCAATACGTGCTTCAATTCGTCCTGTTTCTCCTTTTCCATCTATAATGGTAGTTTGTTCTTTAGTTACAGTTACAGTACGTGATTCACCAAACCAATCCCAAGAAAATTTATCAAGTTTCATTCCTTTTTCCTTGCTAAATACTTCTCCACCTGTTAGTGTAGCGATATCTTCTAATACAAGTTTGCGACGATCTCCAAAATCAGGAGCTTTAACAGCACAAACTGCGATTGTTCCACGCATCTTGTTTACAACAAGTGTTGCGAGTGCTTCATTATCAATATCTTCTGCAATGATAAGAAGAGAGCGACCAGTTCCAGATACACCTTCTAATACAGGAAGGAGATCTTTTACTTTTGTAAAACGTGCATCAGCAATTAAAATATAAGGTTTATCTAAAACCGCTGACATTGTAGAGTTATTAGTTACAAAATAAGGAGATTTAAAACCTCTATCAAATTGAATACCTTCTACTGTCTCTAAATATGTTTCACCTGATTTAGATTCCTCGATTGTAACTATTCCTTCACGACCTACTTTATCCATAGCAGTAGCAATTAGTTTACCTACTTCTGGGTCGTTATTAGATGAGATAGTAGCTACTTGTTCTAGTTGTTCTTCTGAGGTAATTTCTTCAGCGTTTTCACGTAAAGCATGAACTACTTGTTGAACTGCTTTGTCAATACCTCTTTTAATTTCAACAGCATTAGCACCATTATTAAGATGTGAGAGACCAGATTTAATCATTTCACGAGCTAAAAGTGTTGAAGTTGTAGTACCATCTCCAGCTAAATTAGCAGTTTGAATAGCTGCTTGTTTAACTAATGATACACCTGCTTCTTCTACATTATCACTAAGTGAAATTGATTTAGCAACTGTTACACCATCCTTAGTGCTTTGAGGAAAACCTTGTTCATTAGAAATAATTACGTTACGTCCATTAGGACCTAAAGTTGCGACAACAGCATCTGCTAGTTTATCAATACCTTTTACTAATTTTTGACGTCCTTCAGGACCAAATTCAATAATTTTACTCATCGTTTTTATTTATTTTTGCTAAAACTTCATTTTCTTTACCAATCCAATATTCTTCACCTTTGTATTCAAACTTAGTAAATCCCATTGTAGGTAATACTACAATATCATTTATTTGGAGTTGAGTTGGGACAAAGGTTCCCATATTCATATGGCCTGGACCTACTCCTATTACTTCTCCAGTTTTATTGGTTTCATTTCCCAAATCTGGAACTACAATGTTTCCATACTTTGTTTCTTCTACTTCTACCGGTTTAACGATAACCGCATTATATAATGCTTCGATCATAATTTAATTATATTTATTAGTTCTTGTGATTTTGCTTCAAAACGTTCTACGAATTCACGTAGGGTATCATAACCTTGGGATTTAGCACCATCGCGTGCGATAGCTTCTAAACAAGTACCAAGTTTATGGTAATGTCCAATAGTATTTTGATATTCATGTCCTGCTTCAGAGAATGTTGATTTCTGAGCAATGTAACAATGATCGTCTAATTGAATGTAATAAGGAGTCAATGCTGGGTCCTTAATAAAACGTAAATTTGATTTGCTAGGTTTAGCCATAACTATTTTTATTTATTTAACGTGAATATACGAATAAAATTGCGCTAGGACACGCTTATTTTATATAACTTTTATTTTATTTTTATTAATTTTGGTTTTGACTCTTCTGAAATTGGGATGTGGAGATTTAAAAGTCCATTCTCCATTTCAGCACTAATTTTAGTTAAATTATACTTTGGAGAGATTTTATATCCTAAATCAAAAGATTTTTTAGATAAACCATGATAAATATAACCTGAAAAATCTAAGTCTTCTTTGGGTTTTGTATAACTAATTTTAAGTAAATCTCCTTCAACACTAATATCAAGGTCTTCTTTAGTAAGCCCGGTACAAGCGACTTCAAAGTGTAAACCTTCGTCGTTGTAATAAATGTTTAAAGGGTGTGGTTGTTTTGAATTTAATGCTGGTGCGAATTTATCTTCAGCATTGAAAAAATTTCTGAATAGGATGTCGAACGGTGAACGTTCAAAGTGTTCTAATGTACTCATATCATTTGTTTTGTGAGTGCCTAAGCTACTCGATTAATTAAAAATATAACAACGTGCCCTAGCTACAATGTTATTTTCGTATACATATATTAAATATCTGCCTTCCGCACAACATAGTAATAACTACTCCAATCCTCACCCTCAAATTCGAATTTAACGTATCCTTTAGTATTAACTTTCATAGTTGCTTTAGTAGCATCTTTATTATTGTTAAGGATAGTTTTAAACATTGATGAATTAAAAGGCAATTCAGTTCCATATGG